TAAGTAATGCCACTACTACGGCAGTCGGTGCAACCGTAAGCGTAGTGTACTATCGTAATTTAGGTATAGACATTACCAGTGAAGGTTCGACTGGAACAGTAAAGTTTGCCTGTTCCTTACTTGATACTACACCCGACTTCTCTGTCGGCCCCACAGTCACTAATACCTGGGATTATGTTCAAGTAGTTGATACCGAAGATGGAAATACTTACGAAGGAGACACTGGTATCGTACTAGCCAATTCTACCGATGTACGTCAGTTTGAAATGAACTCAAATAACTTTCGATGGTGTACTGCTATTTTATCAGCAAGTGGCTCTCCGAGTGCTGTAAGTGGTACTACCACCGTTATGATGAAACCAGCAGATAATTCTTGATATATAAAATCGGATAACCAATAGGAATATGTCTACTTACGGAGACAAAACAATTTATGACCTCGTACGAGAAATGGAGTCTTCGGATAAGAATGGTGAAACCACGTCATCTCGTTATGTTAGTTTTAATCTCCGAGAGGATATTAACAAAACCGATGCTTATATAAACTCCAAGCATATTTCTGGCGAGACAGACTATTTAGGTAGAGAAAAACCATTCTTTAATATTGTAATGGCGGCACGAAACATTTGGTATCGGGCTACTGATATTGACCGAAAGAATATAGTTATTCGAGCAACCAAAGCCAGTGATGAGGTCAAAGCTTTCTTAGCGACAATTCTTCTGCAACAATGGATGAAAAAGACAGCCTTTGGTCGTTTCTTGAATGATTGGGGACTAACTCTATCTACTCACGGATCAGCAATTACCAAGTTTATTGAAAAGGATGGAGAGTTGCATTGTCAGGTAATGGACTGGAACAATATGATTATTGACCCAGTTGACTTTGAAAACAATCCTAAAATTGAGAAGATTTGGATGACACCTGCTCAATTAAAGCAAAGAGAAGGATACGACCAAGAGTTAGTAGATAAACTTATTGAGGCTCTTACAGTACGCAAGACTACCGATGGGCAACAAAAGGATAATAAAGCTGATTATATTCCAATTTATGAAATACACGGGGAATTACCACTTTCATACCTTACTGGAAAGGATAAAGATGACGATACCTTTGTACAACAGATTCACGTATTGTCTTTTCAGGCTTGCAAAGATAGCACTGATAAATACGATGAATATTCTTTATATTCAGGCAAGGAGAATAAAGACCCATATTTACTTTCACACTTAATTAAAAAGGAAGGCCAAAGTTATGCCGGCGGGTCTGTTAAAAATCTATTCGAGGCTCAATGGATGGTCAATCACAGTGAAAAGATGATTAAAGATCAGTTAGACCTAGCTTCCAAGATAGTATTTCAAACCTCTGACGGTGCTTTTGTTGGACAGAATGTACTCACTAATATTGAGAATGGAGACATCTTAAATCATAAGCAAAATGAGCCTCTTACTAGATTAGCAGGAAGCCCAGATATAGTTGCAATGCAATCTTTCAAGGCCGACTGGCAGAATATCTCTTTACAGATAAATGGTATCAGCGAGGCTATGGCTGGTCAAAATGCCCCCTCTGGTAGTGCTTGGAGACAAACCCAAGCCTTATTACAAGAGTCTCACTCACTATTTGAACTGATGACCGAGAACAAAGGATTGGCAATTATTGAAATGCTTACCAAATATGTCATTCCATATTTCAAGAAACAATTAAATACCACCGAGGAAATATCTACCATATTAGAAGATTATCAGATTAAGCAGATTGATACTCGCTTTATCCCCAATACAGTAATCAGGATAATGAACGAAAAGAAGAAGAAGATTATTTTATCAGGACAAGTGTATGACCCAATGACGGAAGAGGGAGAGGTGGCTAAAACAGAGCAAGAATTAAAATCAAGTCTTACGGGCAATCAACGCTTTATTAAACCATCAGAGATTGAGTCAAAGACTTGGAAAGAAGTGCTAAAAGACTCGGAGTGGGAGTTAGATATTGACGTGACCGGTGAAGCGCGTGACACACAAGCGGCTCTATCTACTCTTACCACAGTTTTACAGACTCTTACTACCAATCCAGCTGTACTGCAAGACCCAAATGTTAAATTAATATTCTCAAAGATACTTGGTTTAGCAGGTGGAATTAGTCCATTAGAAATTCAATCAATACAACAGGCACAACCTGTACCGCAAATGCCTCAAATGGCAAATGCGATGGTCGGTAGACAGCAAATGCCTATTACTAATCAACCCAAATAGTATGAAAACAAAACGTACAATGATGGAAGATAAAATGCGTAAAATAAAAAAGAACAGAAATAATTAATTAATCGGTGAAATATGATTGATTTACAACAAAAAATACGTTGGTCAAAAGAAGAATTAGAACTAATTAAAGTAGCTTTCAGTGGAGAAGGAGAGAAACTACTTTATCAAATTCGTGATGTACTCTTTCAATTTAGCAATGATATCCCCAGTTTATCCACAGATGCTTTGAAAGTTATTCGGAAGATGGTACTTCCTACGCTCGATAAAGATTTGCCACTCGGTTTACAGGCAGATTTACGCAATGCTATTGGCGGTAATCCTCAAACTCCTGGTATCAAAGACGTACATCCTGAGGTGGCTATCAATCTAATCAGGACAAATGATTTGGTAATCGAGTATTTAAGTCAGCGTCTCGATGTGCTTGAAGGTAAAGAAGTAGCAGAGCCTATCCTATTACAAGAAATGACAGACAAGAAAAAGCCTGATTCAGAGCGTTTAGTTTCAATGATGGCCTATTTGTTCCTTGAAAATGCGTACATCGATGGAAGTTTAATGGCTTTAAGAGATTTGGCTAACTTAAAAGAAGAAACCGAAGAAGAAAAGAAAGTCAAAGCAACAAAAAACAGTAGCAAATAATTTATTAAATGGCAGAGCCTGTCTGCCTTAACAACACTCTAATATGACTGATGAAGTCTTGGAGACCGAGGACTCCTTAAATCTCGACGAGGATCAAGACTCTAAAAATCTCGACGAGGATCAAGACTCTAACCTTGATAACGATACGACGGATAATAGCAACGAAGAGCTTACCAAAGCTCAAGAGATTGCCAAAAATCAACGTATCCGTGCTGAAAAAGCAGAGAAAGAGTTAAAAGCTCTCAAAGCCCAACCAGCAAAAACGGAGACCGAAACTCCTAAAAAGGAAATAGAAGGTCTTTCTTTGAGAGATGTTAGGGCATTACAAGATGTCCATGATGACGATGTGGAAACAATAACAGACTGGGCTAAGTTCAAAGGTATAACAATAGCCGAAGCTAAAAAATCTCCACATATTCAAACTCTTTTGAAGACAAGTCAAGAAGAGCGCGCTTCCGCTCAGGTAGCCAATACATCTACCAATAAACGAAGCACTAACAAACTGTCTGACGAGACACTACTTGAAGACTTCTCGAAACTAAAAGTTCCCGAAGATGATGAGGGAATTCGCAAATTGGCAGAAGCTCAAATGGCTCGTAAGAGAGCAATGTTGAAAAACTAATTTTCGGTGGGATTAGTTATATTTATTAACTAACCCTAACAATATCGCTAATACTATTGGCACTAGTACTTTAAGTGAGGTTTGGCGTATTAAATACTTCAAATCCACGTTAGAACTAGCTCTCCGCACAGCTCTCGTTGCGGAAAAAATCTGTCAGGTTGACAGAACAGATGGATATTATATTGCGAATCCGTATCTCACTGCGTTAAATGCTAACATCGCTACGATGGCTGGCACTTACACGGTAGATACTGCGACAACTGTCGATGATACTTGTACCGTAAGCGACCAGGTAGAGTCCGCTGTTCATCTCTATGAGTTTGAACAAACTTTATCTCGTGCTGACTTGTATCAATCCTTTGTGGATGATATGACTGCGTGCGTTGCAGTAAGTATTGACAAGTTTGTCTTAAACAAAGTGTTAGATGGTGCGACTACTACTTATAGCACTCCGGCTGGTGGTTTCACTACCCCAGGGAATATCAATCAAATCATCGCTGATTTGTGTGGTAAAGTAGCTGGCTATTCTGACGCTTACAAAGGTTTGTTCTTGGTGATTGAGAATACTGACTTATCTGGCTTCATTCAGGCTGGTATGTCTAGTGGCTTCTCATTTGCTGATATGACCTTGAATAACGGCTTTGCTGGTCGTTATGGTGGTGTAGATGTGTATGTGGTACGCACAGGCACGTTTGTGACTGCCACTGTTGGTACACTGACCGCTACTAATTCTGGTCATCGTT